ATGGGCGAAGCATACCGTTGACCTCAGTGTAACAACCGGCACAGCCTATAAGATTGAAGCTACCACTTTGAATGATGTTGCTACTGATACTCTCGGAGATAATAAATCGGCTTATGCGGTTGCAATCATGCATTCTAATGTGGCTAGAACATTAGAGAATTTGCAGCTCCTCGAGTATTGGAAACAGACCGATGCTAACGGCATTCAAAGACCTACGACATTGGCTTCTGCGAACGGTTATCTCGTTATTATTGACGATGGCGTTCCGGTTGATACAACTACTGCGAATTATCCTAAGTATACCACCTACTTGCTTGGAACAGGTGTTCTGAGGTTTGCACCGGGCAGACTTGATGTTCCCGTAGAAATTCATCGTGACCCTGCTAAGAACGGTGGACAGGATACTTTATATACCCGTATTAGAGAAACCATTCATCCTAACGGCTTTAGCTTTAAGGTTCCGACCACCGGCTGGACTGAATCTCCTACCGATGCTCAATTGTTCAACAAAAATAATTGGGTTCGTAAGTTTGATGCTAAAGCTATTCCTATGGCAAAGCTCATTACCAATGGTTAATAGAAAGGGGTGTAGCGTGAGTGGCAGATATAAACTCAAAACTCGACCAGTTAAAAGGTTTGCTTGGTATAAGCGGAACGGATGAGGATGCGTTGCTGCTCACGCTCCTATCCATTGCCGCACAAAAGATTCTCGACCGAGCATATCCCTATGATCCAACGATTATAGAGGTTCCGGCTCGTTATGAAACTAAACAGGTTGAAATAGCGGCTTACCTCTATAATAAACGAGGTGCGGAGGGACAAATCTCTCATAGCGAAAATGGTATAAGCCGTACTTATGAGAGCGCTGATGTGCCGGAAAGCCTTATGAGGGGTATTACCCCATATGTGGGGGTATTCCGATGAGAGCATTGGAACGAAACAAACAGACGATCTATTATGCTCTTTATGAAGGTAAAGAACCTGTTCTCGATGAGTACGGTAACGAAACCGGAGAGTATGAAATATTGTATTCTTCCCCCACCGCTTTACGAATAAATGTGTCGGCGGCAAAGGGTGAAAGCTCGACAAGACCATTCGGTGATACCGAAAACTACGATAAGGTTTTAATGACAGATGACCTAAGCGTACCGATCACTGAAACAAGTATTTTATGGATTGATTCGCTCGATACTCTAAAACCGCATGATTATATTGTCAAGAAGGTTGCAAAGAGTTTGAATAGCGTATCAATTGCTGTTAGTAAGGTGAATGTTAGTGCGTAAAATATCGTTCGGTCTATCTGTCAAAGAAATCAACCGTGCGATAAGAGAAGTTGAAAAGTACAAATCTGAATTGAACGCTAAAATATCCTTGCTGATCGAAGCTCTTACGGATTACGGCGTAGAGATTGCAAAAGTACAAGTACGACAACTTGGAGCATGGTACACCGGCGAGCTTGAATCGAGCATTAGCGGTTATTTTAGTCCATCGACGGGGGTTGGTATCATCAAGGCGGGTGCGCCATATGCCGTTTATGTTGAATTCGGAACAGGTGTTGTAGGCGCAGGTTCCCCCCACCCTGCTCCCGCAGGATGGCAATATGATGTGAACGCGCATGGTGAAAGCGGCTGGTGGTATTACAACGATAGAGATGGAAAAATGCACTGGACGAAAGGAATGCAGAGCCGTCCTTTCATGTATAACACAGCACGAGAATTAGAGCAGGAATGCGTAAGAATCGCAAAGGAGGTATTCAGCCGTGATTGATATAGAGTCTATAATTTTCCAAAGGTTGTCAACCGTGTTGAGAGCCAATTACAGTGAAATATCGGTCTACGGTGAGTATGTTAAAACTCCTGCTGTATTTCCGTGTGTGACAATTGAGGAAAAAGACAATTATGTTTTAGAACGAACTCGATCAAGCGGAGGAATTGAGAATCATGCCGGACTCGTGTACGAAATAAATGTGTACTCCAACAAAAAGACCGGTAAGAAAAGTCAATGTAAAGAAATTTTCTCTCTAATCGATAGAGAAATGCAGGACATGGGTTTTACACGAACTATGCTGAATCCGATTCCGAATATAGACGATGCCACCATTTATAGAATGGTCGGCAGATATAAGGCGGTAGTATCGACCAACAAAACAATTTATAGGAGGTAAAGATTATGGCTATTACTACCTATGGCATAACTTTGAAATGGGGAACCAACCCCCAATCTCTGACAAAAAAAGTCGACATTAAAGATTTTCCAGACCTCGGTGGTGCTCCCGAACTTCGTGAAACCACTACTCTTTCGGATGCTGCTCAGACATATATCTTAGGCATTCTGTCTATGGATTCTATGGAGTTCACAGCGAACTACACTAAATCCGATTACGAAGCAGTATTAGCAGACGCAAATAAGAAATTGTATTATGCCCTTGAATTCGGAATAGACGGTTCGGAAGGTGTTTTTGAATGGGAGGGTGAACATACTGTTTGGGTGACGGGAGCCGGTGTAAACGATGTTGTTGAAATGAAAATCGGTATTGCACCTTCCACCAAACCTACTCTGAAAACAGCTTAATGGGGAGGTGTAGACAATGGCTAAACAGATTACTTTTGAATTCGAAGGTAAGAAATATGTACTTGAATTTACAAGGAAGTCCATAGAAATAATGGAAAAACAAGGTTTTATCGCAAGCGATATTGTTGAAAAACCTGTATCTACTCTACCGGCGTTGTTCGCAGGAGCATTCCTTGCTCATCATCGCAATGTAAAGCGTGAGGTAATTGACAAGATTTTCGACAAACTCACCAACAAGCAAGAGTTGATTGCTAAGTTGGCTGAAATGTATAACGAACCTATCATGGCTCTTATAGATGAACCGAGCGAAGATGAGGGAAACTTGAATTGGGGAGCGAACTGGTAAACTCAGCTCCCCTCCCTACTTATACCGAGCAATTTTACAAGCACTTTCCATTTTATTTGTCAATAGGTATGACCTACGACCAGTATTGGAATGACGATTGTGAATTGGTGGTTTATTACCGTAAAGCTAACGAGTTGAAAAACGCTCGAAAAAATCAAGAGTTGTGGCTTCAAGGAATGTATATCTACGAAGCGTTATGTTGTGTGTCACCCGTATTACATGCTTTTGCTAAAAATGGTACGAAACCACACCCGTATCGGGATAAACCTTATCCCATCTCGGCTGAAGAAATCAAAGAGTATAAGGAAGCTATGGAAAAAGCAAAACGGAAAAAAGCGATGGCTGCTTTTATGACATGGGCGTCGCAACTGGATTTATCAGATAAGGTTGAACGAGAGGAAGTGAACGCAGATGTCCGTCACGATTGATAGTTTACAAATAGAAATAACTCAAAACTCACAGCAAGCGGTGAACGGCTTAGATGCGTTGACCGCTTCTCTCGGTCGCCTCAAAACTGCATCCAAAGGTGGAGTGGGTCTTACTGCTGTAAGTAATCAGCTCAAGAAATTAAACGATGTTGTGAATACGATGCAAGACCCCTCCACCAAAATATCTCAGCTTGTTTCTGCATTGAAGCCGTTAGAGTCTATAGGTAAATCCAACCTTAATTCCACGATAAATTCACTGAAAAAGGTGCCGGAGATTACAAAACAACTAGCAGCTATTGATATGGGTGCGTTTGCTACTCAGATAAATAGGGTTGTTTCGGCGTTGAAGCCGTTGGCTGATGAAATGAATAAAGTTGCCGCGGGGTTTAGCGCTTTTCCTTCCCGGATACAAAGGCTTATTACACAGAACGAAAAGCTCTCCGCATCCAATACTAAGGCTGCTAAGTCTTTTGGCATCTTGGGGACAGGCATAAGCCGTTTACAAGTTAAGTTGGGTGTTTACTACTTGGCGTTTCGAAGGCTTACTTCTCTTGTAGGAGGCTGGGTTAGTGAGAGTAACGCATATGTAGAGAACTTCAACTTGTTTACTGTAGCGATGGGTCAATACGCAGATGAAGCGGTTGCTTACGCTAAGAAAGTTCAAGAAGCAATGGGCATCGATATGTCCGAATGGATTCGTAATCAAGGTATCTTCATGCAAATTGCAACCGGCTTTGGAGTAGTTGAAGATAAGGCTTATCAGATGAGTAGGGGTCTTACTCAAGTAAGTTATGATATATCTTCATTCTTCAATATCCCTATTGAGGAAGCTCTCATTAAGGTTCAAGCTGGTATTTCCGGTGAATTGGAACCTCTTCGTAGGCTTGGTTATGCTCTTGATGCCGCTACACTACAGCAGATAGCTTATAATCATGGTATTACTCAAAATATAAACACAATGACTCAAGCTCAGAAATCTCAGTTGAGATATATAGCCATTATGGAACAGAGTAAGAATGCTATGGGGGATATGGCGAGAACCTTAATTACTCCTGCTAACGCCATGCGTATTTTGAACCAACAGATAGTTCAATTAAAAAGAGCATTAGGAGACATGCTTATTCCGTTATTAATCAAAACAATTCCTTATGTTCAAGCATTCGTAAAGGTTATTACCGATGCGGCGAGAGCGATTGCTACTCTGTTCGGATTTAAACTCCCGGAGATTGATTATTCCGGATTAGAAGGTCTTAAATCCGGGGCAGAAGCCGCAGAAAGGGCTATAGGAGATACCACCGATGCGGTTAAGAAATTAAAGAGCGTGACAACAGGTTTCGATGAACTTAATATCATTTCTCAAGATGACGGTAGCGGTTCCGGTGCAAGAGCCGGAGGTGTCGGTAAATATGACCTCGGAGTTGATTTGAGTAAATATAATTATGACTTTTTAAGTGAGCTTGAAGAGCGAAGTAAAGAAATTGAGGAGAAAATGAAATCCATCCTAAAATGGGTGCTTGCCATCGGAGAAGGGTTAGCGGCTTGGAAAATAGCATCAGCGATTCACACCGAACTACCTGTGATTTTAGAGTATCTTTCAAAAATCAGGGAATTGGGTGGGGAAGTTGTATTTAACTTCTCAGTCGGCGGTTTAGGTTTCCTCAGTGATTTGATGAAACTAAGAGATTATATCGATGACATCGAAAAGAACGGTGCGAACTTCTCGAATGTTGCAGGCGTTATCAGCGAAGGCATCGGTATGATTGGCGATGCTTTAATTATTCTTGGAAACACAAAGGTTGGAGCAGGTTTCAAGATAATGCAGGGCGTTGGCGAACTCGTAAGTAGCATTTCCGATATATCTAACGAAGGTGTAAATTGGGATAATGTAACGAACGCCATACGAGGTGTAAGCAATATCGGTATAGCGTTAGGTTTGCTCACAGGAAACACTACAATCACAGGTGTCTCTATGGTGATTCAAGGTATCACAGATTGCGTGAATGAACTGTCTGAGAATTGGGATGCAATTAAACGGGGTGATTGGAGCGGTGTTGATAAAGCAACGCTTGTAATCGGTGTTATCGAGGTTCTTGGTGGCATCGTTATCGCTCTTGGTGTATTCTCGAAGATTAAGAGTACGGTTGATATCGCAAAAGCCACGACTGGGTTACAGGAAGTGGCAATCACAACCGAAAGTATCAACACCACCACATCAACTCTCACATCTAAAATGACTTCGCTCGTAAAGAATCTTGCTTTGGGAATCGTTGTTATTGCGGAAGTCGCAGTTGCGGCAGGAATATTTGTTGGTGCGATTTGGGGTCTTGGTGTTCTGTTGGAACAGGTCGGAAAGGCTTGGCAACCCGTGATTGATAACGGCAATACCGTTGCTATTGCTATGGGTATCGGCACCGGTATATTGGTAGCGGTTGGTGTTGTAACAGGTTTGCTTGGTTCGGCGGGTGCTTCTCTTATAGATTATATGGCACTTGGAACGGCTATGTTGGCTCTACTTGGTGTTAATACCGCCTTATTTATTGCGGAAATATGGGGCATTGGCGTAGCATTGGAACAAATTGGAATTGCGTGGCAACCTGTTATCAATAACGGAGATGCAATCGCTACTGCTATTGGTACTGGTACTGCCCTCTTAATCGCAATCGGTGTAGTTAGTGCATTGTTGGGAGTTGCAACGGTCGCTTCGTGCGGTATGTTACCTCTTGCTATTGCCCTCGGTACTGCGATGTTACTTGAACTTGGAGCAGCGGCGGTGTTATTCATCGCTGAGGTATGGGTAATGGGTAAGACTCTCGATGAACTCGGTCAAGCGTGGCAACCCGTTCTTGCACAAAAGAATACTATCTCGGTTGCTATCAAAAAGGGTACGGAGTTGCTCATTGACATCGGTATCGTAACGGCGGCT